GAGGAAATTGTTTCAAAAAACTTTTCTCAAGAACAACTAGATAAAATAGTTGAAGATAGGTTGAAAAAACAGCGATCAGCCTTAGAACGAAAGTATGCTGGTGTGGACCCTGTACACTACAAAGAACTTGTAGAAGTAGAGGAACACAAACAACTGGAGGCCAGAAAGGCTAAAGGCCAATTCGAAGAAATTTTGAAAGAAACCGTTAGCAAAAAAGACAGTGAAATTAGTGCTATGAAGCAAGAATTACACAAGGTCAAAGTAGATGGTGCCGTTATTAGTGCCGCTAGTCAATTTAAAGCAATCAACCCCGAGCAGGTTACAAGGTTATTACAAGATCAAGTTAGATTAGGTGATACAGGACATGCAGAGGTAGTTGATGCTACAACTGGACAAGCAAGGTATAATGATAAAGGTGAACCATTAGAGATTTCTGAACTTGTAGGTGACTTTATGAAAGCCAACCCGCATTTCGCATCCGCTACTCCCGGAGGCACAGACACTAGAAGTAATGTTACTTCTAGCAAAGTGACTGGACTTAATCTATCTGAAATGGATATGAATAATCCGGATCACAGAGCAATTTATAGCGAAGCCAAGCGATTGGGTAAACTATAATTTAAATTAACAAGCCTTAAGGAGAAATATTATGGCAAATTCACTATACGGTTCAGGTTTAAACCTGGATGCAATGGTAGTACCTGTTAAAGCGGCAACTGTTTATACAGCCCAAGAAAACAGTTTGTACTTACCAGGAACAATAGTTCCAAACATTACAGTACCGGCTGGTTCAGCATCAGCACAAGTTCCAGTAATGGGATCGGTAACAGCAGTAACAATCACATCAGAAGCCGCAGGCGGTTCTGGTAATCCACAAGACTTTGATACTCTGATACCTACAGACACTAAAAATACAATTAACCTAAGTTTACATGCGGCTCGTACAGTATTAAGAGACCTTGGTGGTATCGATACTGCTGATATGGGTAGAATTATGGGTAATGCTATTGCTGTAGCAGTAGATAAAGAAGTTACTTCTAAATTCGTTGATATGAACAGGCAAGAGATTGCAGGTGGTGCACCACAGGCTATGGACTTAGATGACATTTTCACAGCCGTTGCCGCTATTCGCGGTGCTGGTGAGAATGGCAAGTTATTTGGTATTGTTTCTACTAACCAATATGCTAACCTATTATCAGCAATTGGTTCAACAGCATTTGCTGGCGGCGAATTCCAAAACTCAGCAATGAGAAACGGATTCTTCGGTAACATCGCAGGTGTTGAATGTTATGTAAGTTCATACTTGAATAACACAGTACTAGGTACAACACTTAACCCAGCAATGGCAATCTTCTCACAAGATTCAATGAGAATGGCTTCACAAGGTGGAGTAAATGTAGAAGTTGCTCGTAGACCTGAGGCAGTTGGCTTTGATGTTGTGGCTTCAATGGCACAAGGTGCTAAAATGATTGATGCTAGTCGTTCAGTTTTAATTGTTGATGCGGCTTAATACTAGAAGTTATTAGTTTATGTGTGAGGGGTATGTTACCCCTCACATACACTAACATTAGGAGATTACAATGGCATTGTTTACAGAAGCGGATATAGTTGAATTAGTTCCAGACATACTTGAGTATGGTATCCAGGACTTTAGTGATGATATTGCCCGTACTGAAGAAGACATTTATCGTCTACTGAGAATACAGTGGTGGGTACCAATTACTAAAAGATCAGGTGATATGGATACTACTAAACTAGATCCAACAGAACTTAAACGAAGTTGTGTTTATCACTGCCTTGCTTACTTTATATTTCCTAAACTATCTAAATTTGAAGTCGATGGCGACAGATTTACAAGCATGATGGATTACTATAAGGCTAGATTTGATGAAGAATTTAATTTAGCAATTAGAGAATTACATTATGACTTTGATGGTTCAGGCACATTTGAAGACAGCGAGATAGTACACAACGAAAGTAGAAGGTTAGTAAGATAATGAGTATTAGAAATAGTATAGCGGAAAATATAGTAACTGTTCTAAAAAATGCTACAGACCCACAGTTTGTATTTGTTAGTAGAGCACCTATTGACCCAGGACAACTATCTAATGCTCAATATCCGTGTGTGTATGTAGAAACACTCGATGAAACTAGAGAAGATGACACCATGGGTGTATCAGGCGGCACAACACAACGACAATCAGTATTGAATGTTGGTGTTAATTGTTATGTTAGAACAAGTCCTGAGATGATGGATATTACACGTAATAATGTAATTGAAAGAGTTGAGGAAACACTTGATGCTGATAGAACAAGAGGAGGAGTTGCTTGGGACACACAACTAACAACTGTAGAAGTAAACAATGATGTAGAACCAACTATTGGTTTAGTACAACTAAACATTCAAGTATTATACAAATACACAACAGGAGAAGCATAATGGGAATTGACCTTAACAAGCTAAAAAAAGAAAAACAGGAATCAAACAAACCAAAAACTGATTCAGGAACGGTAAGGTTGAAACCTGTTAAAGAAACAATTAATAAAGAAATAGAATCTGTAGAAGCAGAGTCTAAATCTACAACCTCAGATAAAGGAGACCAATAATGGCCACATATACAGGAAAATCGGGTGTTCTTAAGATAAACGATGGTTCTGCACTACAAGCAGTAGCGGAGATCAGAAGTTTTACTATGGATTCTACGATGGATACGATTGAGAATACAAGCATGGGAGCGGCTGGAAATGCTAGAAGTTATAAAGCAGGACTAGAAACAGCAACTTTTACTGCTGAAGTATTATACTCAGCACAAGAGAAGTCAGGACAAGCAACAGATATCCCAGCATTTTTAATGGGTTCTGAAGCTGTAGCATTTGAAATGTACCCAAGTGGTAGTACTCAAAGTGCTACACCAGTTAACACAGTAATTAGCGGTAATGCTATTATTACTGGTTACAGCATATCATCAAGTTTTGATGACATGGTGACTGCTACTATCTCAGCACAAGTAAGCGGTGCTTTAGCATACGGCGATGCTTAATTAAAATGTTCCAAGTTCAAGTAAGTTCGCCAGATAAGACTATTAGTGATCTCGATAAAAGTATTGAGAAATTCATTGATGATTTTACTGACAACTTACTTGGCAACTTAAAAAGTACTAGTCGAGCAACACCGGGTTCAGGTAAAACACCTTATAAACTTGGTAGAGCTAGTGCAGGCTGGAACAAAAAATCAAATGATACTGTACAAAATAAAGTACCGTATATAAGCCGTTTAGAAAATGGCTATAGTAAAAAACAAGCCCCAAAAGGGTTTGTTAAACAAGCAGTTAACAAAACAATTAGAAAAACTTCAAGGAGTAAAATATGAGTGTATTAGAGAATGCCAAAAAACATTTTGGCGATAAAGCATCAGGCAAACTTAAAAAGATTAAAGTTCCAGAATGGAAAACTGAAATTTATTTTAAGTCAATTAACAGTTTTGCTGTAGAATCACAAGTTATTGATCTTACACAAAAAGGTAAAATTACTGAAGCATTAATAGAAACATTGATTTTGAAAGCATTAGATAAAGAAGGCAAACTAATGTTTAATAGGTTAGATAAAATAGCAATGATGAATGAAGTGGATCCAGCAGTTATAACAAGAGTTGTTGGTGAGATAAATGCTACAGACATTGTTGATTTTGAGGCACTTGAAAAAAACTAAGAGAGGACAGGGACCTTCAACTCGTTATGCGAATAGCGAAAGAGTTAGGCAAGTCCGTTGAAGAAGTATTCCAGCTCTCTGTCCTCGAAATAAATTTATGGTTAGCCTATTTCAAAATGGAACAGGAGGCAAGTAAAAAACATGGCAACAACTAATATTAATATTATTGCTAAGAATAAAGCCTCGGCGGCTTTGGGCAAAGTAAATCGAGATGTAAAAAAGATTAACAATTCTGCTACTAGTCTTAATTCAGGCTTTAGTAGAATGCGAAACCTTGTACTAGGTGTAGCGGCGGCTGTCGGCGGTATTAAACTTGCTAAAGGTTTTTTAGATGCGGCAGTTGAAGTTCAAAATTTAGGTGTACAACTTAAATTTATTACAGGCTCAGCTGAAGAAGGTGCTAAAGCATTAGGCATTGTAAGTAAGGCGGCGGCTAATAGTTCCTTCCAATTACGTGATATGGCCCAAGCGGCTCCATTGCTATTAACAGTAGCAGACTCAACAGATGAATTAAATGAATTATTAGGAATAACAGGCGACATTGCCGCGGCATCAGGCTTAACATTTGTAGAGTCAGCAGGACAACTACAAAGAGCAATGTCAGGTGGTATAGCGGCGGCTGACTTGTTTAGAGAAAGAGGTATTAAATCGCTGTTAGGCTTCCAAGAAGGAGTACAATTTACAGCAAAAGAAACTAAAGAACAAATTGTAACAGCCTTTAGAGAAGGAACAACAACTATAGCAGGTGCTTCAATTGAGATGGCCAATACATTTACTGGTCAATTAAGCATGATATCTGATAAGATATTCCAATTCCAAACACAAGTAATGGATGCTAAACCATTTGAATTCTTACAAGGAATAGTAGAAGTTGTTAATACTGAACTTGCAAAAAACTTTGGTAGTATTGAAGTAGCGGCAAGCAAAATAGGTAATGCTGTAGTAGATTCAGCTATAAGTGTTATGATAGGTAGTGCTAAAATTATTGATGCTTTAATACCAGTATTTAATACAATTAAAAGTGGTGTAAATGGTATACTTGCTGTTACAGATGCTTTACCACCAACTATAAAAGCACTAGGTATTATAGGCTTTTTAATGTTAGGTGTTAAAGGAAAACTTATTGTACTAGCAATAGGACTTATTGTAGACAAAATTAAATTTATATTTAATACAGTTATGGAAACCGTTGTTGCTACAGCAAGAAAAATAGGTAGTTTTGCTGATGCCATGGGACTAGATGGTACGGCGGCGAAAATTAATGGTTGGGCAGATAGTGTAGAAAACAAATTAGAGAGTTTAGGTAGTAGCCTAGAAGACTTTGTTCATACAATTGATGACAATGCTATGGACACAGTAATGCCAAGGATTGAAGAATACTTTGGATTACCGGATCCAAGTGAATATGGCCCGTACGAAAAGAGTATGCGAACATTCCTTGACAAAGTACAAAAAACATTAGATGAGAAGCGAGCCGCAATACAAGATGCCGCAAGAGCAGGTATATTAGCACAGCCTGTAAAACCTGAACTACAAAAACCTATTGATCCATTAATAGAAAATGAAAGAAAAAAGGCAGAAGCTCTTGCACAAACAATGAAAGTAAGAAAAGCGGCTCTTAGATTTTCAAATATGGCGGATAGCACAGAAGCAGAAAGACAAAGAAAAAGAATTACAGCACTTGATATGGAGTATGCTAAACGAAGGAAAGATGCTGAAGAACTTTATAGTCAAGAAGGCCTGCTTGGTAATGAAGCATTAGACATGAGAATAGCCGAACTTGACTCAAAGACAAGAATACAAGCATGGTACACACGTGAAGTACAAAAAATTTACGATGAAGACAAAAACAACAGGATAGAGGCTGAAAAAGAACAAACTAAAGCAGTACAAGATGCCTTAAGATCCAGAGTAACAAATCTTATAGATAGTTTAAAAACTGAAAGTGAAGTAGAAGATGAAAGACATCAGGATGCCCTAAGAGACTTAAAAGATTATTATGGTGATAGACTTCGCTTTGATAAAGAATATCAAAAACATTTAGAAAGAGAAACAGTAAGACACGAAAAACGAGTAGCAAGTATTAGAAAGAGTCAAGTTACTGATCAATTTAATATATTTAAATCAGGACAGTTTGCTCAATTAGACCTAAGTGAAATGACTAACGACCAGTTAGTAGACTTTACTAAACAAGCTGGTATGAGTGTGTTAAGTTCAATGGCACAAAATAACAAAAAAGCATTCCAAATACAAAAAGCATTAAACATATCGATGGCAATAATGAATACTGCTAGAGGTGTTACAAGTGCTTTAGCAACAGTACCGTTCCCATTCAACCTAGCAATAGCAGGATTAATTGGAGCCGCTGGTGCTGTACAAATTGGTGCTATTGCTAGTCAACAATATTCAGGAAGAAGATTTGGTGGACCAGTTAGTAACAACGATAGTTACATAGTTGGTGAAAACGGACCAGAACTGTTTACTCCAGGAGCAACAGGAAGAATTACAGCAAACGAAGGCATGGTTGGTAAAGGACAAACAATTAATTTTAACATTACGGCAACTGATGCTAAAAGTGTTGACGAATTAATTGTACAGAGAAAACCAATGATAGTAAATATGATTAGACAGGCAACACAGGAACGAGGCAACAGACCAGCCTTTTAAGGAGAAATTATGTCAGGAACATTTCCAAATACACAAGGATTAATTGGATTAGATTTTAAAAACAATCAACCAAATTTGATTAGTGTGTCAGTAAGTGGTAGAAGACAAGCAAAAAGCCAAGGAGCACAGTACTTTAGTTTTACAGTACAAACACCGCCCATGACTGTAGCAGAACACAAAAAGGTAATGGGTTTTTTAGCAAGTCAACAAGGACAGTTTGAAGCATTCCAAATACAATTACCTAATTTAAGTACACCACAAGGTAGTGTAGTAGGCAATGTATTAGATGTAGCAGGAGCACACACAGCCGGAGACAAAACAATTAATTTAGATGGCGGTATAGCAAGTCAAACAGGTTATTTAAAAGCAGGTGATATGATTAGATTTATTGATACTGTAACAACAGTAAACGGTGTAGCAAAAGCAATGAATGTAAAAACTTATATGGTTACAGCAGACATGGACACAGACGGAAGTGGTGCTGGTACAGTAAACATAGAACCAGGCTTAATTGATGGTGTAGACAACAATAGCACAACAGAGACAAATGGTGTACAGTTTACAGTCTTTATGGCAGGACAAACACAAGAGTATTCCTCAGGACTTGCTAGTTTTACAGAACTGGAGTTTGAGGCAAGGGAGGCATTTTAAATGTCAAGAAGTTTACCTGGACCAGTAGTAACAGAAATTGCTAAAGACAGTCTTAAGTACATTGACTTAATTGAACTACACTTTGATGCCGCAGATGGTGGCACTAAATTTTTAACAAACGGACAGTTTCCATTTGCTGTATCAACTGATACTAGTGGTGGAAGTCAAACATTCCATGCAAATGGTGAGTTTCTTTCTTTTGAATTAATTAACGAAACTAACGAAGCAAGAGTTAATGAAATTAACATTGTACTATCAGGCGTAAGCACAACATTTACAAACTTATTTTTAAACAATGATTATGTTGAAAGACGAATTGTTATATACAGACAATTTTTAGATTCAGCTAATGCGGCACTAAGCACACCTGTTATGTTGTTTGATGGCGAAATTAAAAACTTTGCTATTAACGATAAAGAGGATACAAGTACAGTAGTAATTAAAAGTGCTAGTGTGTTTTATAACTTTGATGATAACAATGGCAGACGAACTACTGAAGCAAGCCAGCAAAGAGTCTTTGCTGGAGACAGAGGAATGCAATTTGCTAGTACCACAACACAAGATATAAGATGGGGTAGACCAGATGCTTAATGTAGTAGATTTAAAAATTACACATTTAAAAGAACTTGTTAGATTAGGAGTAAAATATTTTGATGATTCAAGATTTAGTGAAGATTTAAAAGCAGACACAGATGTAATACACGAAACAGGAAAGTCTTGTATTGTAGCACCAAATATAATGTTTCAAGTGCTAGAAGACGAAGATGGCAAGTTACATGGATTTGTACAAGCGGCTTTAGTACCCACGGCTTGGACTAAAAAACTTACTTGCTCTATAAATTTAATATATGTAGACGAGTGCTGTAAAGGTAAAGGTCATGCTGAAAAGTTTTTAGAGAATGTAAAAGAATGGGCAACAGCAAATAACTGTTACGAAATAATAACCGGCGACTATGCTGTAGATCCTAAAAGAACAGGTAAATGGCTAGAACGACAAGGATATGAATTTGTAGGGAATCATTATGGTATCAAAATATAAAAAAATATTAACTGCTTTAGGTGTAGCAGGTGCTTTAACAACAATATCAACTCCAGCACATGCAGGATTTGTTGCTCCTATTATAGCGGCAGTTGGAGCGGCACTAGGTATTGG